AACAGAGTTCTAATGTTAATATTTCACCAAGAGGTGATAGACAATTACGATTACAGCAGATTGGTAAAGAAGTTCGATTATATCTTCCTCAAGCTATTCAAATTACCGATGGTGTACAAGTAGGACCGATTGATCTTGGTACTGCTGGTGCAGCAGTCGAAGCTGGTATAGCAGGAGGAACTAGTGATGCTTTATCATTAGCTGGTCAAGCACTAGCAGGTGCAGATATTACATCACTAGTTGATGTATTTAAAAATCCTAATCTACAAAGTACAGCTGGAGCATTTGCAGTACAAAGAGCAGCACGAGCCGTTGGGGCACAAGGCGCTGCGGGTGCAATTGCAAGAGGAACTCGTGTAGCAGTAAATCCTAATACTAGAAGTTTATTCCGTGCCGTTAATCTAAGAGAATTTTCATTTACATTTAAAATGATTGCAACCTCAGCAAGAGAAGCAGAAGAGATAAAAAAGATTATAGCCTTCTTTAGAAAAGAACTTTATCCTGAAGAAATTGAAGTTGGTATTGGTGGGGTTACAGGTAGTTTGGCATATAGAATGCCGAACCTATTCAGTATAGAATTTAGATATAATAGTAACCAACAGATTGCTACAAAGATTAAACCGTCATATTTAAGAAACTTTACTGCAAGTTACAATCCTTCTGGTATGGGTATGCACGAAGATGGTAATTTCCTAGAAACAGATATTACTATGTCTTTCGTAGAAGATACGACACTCAGCAGACAAGATATCAATAACGGATATTAAAATGTCAAATTATTTTAAATTTTTTCCAAAAGTATTTTATAAGTTCGGTGATGAAAACGATCAGAACATCGCTCAGAATCTTACTGCATATATTGATCTTATCGATCAAATAAAAGATGAAATTTCTTTTTATGAATCTTTTACTATACTTGACGGAGATAGGCCAGATATTGTATCTCAGAGTTTATATGGAACTCAAGATTATCATTGGACGCTTTTCTTATTAAATGATAATTTACGAGAGCAAGGGTGGCCATTGACAGAACAAGAAATTGCAGCAAAGGCTGAACGAGTATATCCACACCGTGTTCTAATTACCGAAGAGGAAATAGCTGAATACTTTATTCCTGGTAGAGTTATTACAGGTACAAATAGTAGTGTAAGCGGAACTATTTTAAAAAGAAACCTTGATTTAGGCCAGATATTTGTTGAATCTGATACAGCATTCGATCAAACTGAACCGGTAGAAGTTTTAATAGAAGCTGGTGAGCCAAGAACGGTAGTATTAAAAAGTGAAATAGTTGAATATAATGCAGTACATCATTATGAAAATTCTTCGGGTGTATGGGTTGATATTGATCCTTATGCCCAGGTAACAACAGGATTAATTCCAGTTACATATAAGGAAAGATTACAACAACAAAACGAAGATTTAAAAATTATTAAGATTATTAAGCCGTCAGCAATCGAAGGCATAGTAGCTGAATGGAAAAAGTTGTTGAGGGACTAATATGGCCATTGATCAGTCCCAGTATAGGATAAAAGAATTTATTATTTCCTCAGATAGATTTCCAGGCCAAGATTTGGAAATTAATCCTGTACTTATCTCCGAATTAAATATATTCGAAAATATAGAATTTCCATACTTAACAGGAAACTTCCTTTTAAAAGACGATAATGGTATTCGTAGCTCTTTTGGGATATACGGAAACGAGGAAGTAAGTATTACTATTGAAGGACCTGTTGGTTCTGATATAGAATCAATTACTAAAACATTTATGATTACCAAGGTAGAGGAATCTTCTAAAGTAAATGATAGAGAATCTATGGATCTCTATACAATTATTGAAAAGCATGCCTATTTAAATTATATACAAAAGGTAAGTAAAAAATTCGAGGGTAAAGGCGAAAAGATTATTGAAAGAATTTTATATAATTATTTTAATATGGATTATGAAATAAAATCTTCTTTACCTTCTTTGCAACCAGCATTTCGTTATATTATTCCTTATCTTACCCCACTTGATGCAATTGAAATGATAAGAGATCGTATTACTTCCCCGCAGGGAACACCATACTTTTTTTATTCAACATTAAGAAGTGATAAACTAATATTAAATGATTTTGAAACAATTTTTTCTACTAAACCCTGGAATACGTTTAAAAAGGGATTTGAATATATCTATTCTTCAACAAATACAAATACCTCCAAGGGATCTCGTCCTCAAGATTTCTTTTATATTAAAAACTGGAAACCTCTTAGTTTGGAAAGTGTATTAAATGTTGCTATGGATGGTGCATACGGTTCTAAGTTTCAGGTTCTTGATTTAACAAGTGCAGGTGCATATGAGTTTTTATATAATTCAGTAAACACATTAGAAAATCTTTATTATACAGGTAAGATCCCTGGTACTATACAAAGAAACTTTAAAGATCAGGCTCTTACCGTTGATGATAGCCTAGTAATAGGTAAAACTGAAAACGATGAAAAAAGTGTTGGTGATTATACTTCTCGTTTTTATTCTACAATAGCTGCATCTCGTATTTTCGATACGATTAATGGTTATCATGATCATTCTGAAGATGCAGGCAAATATCAAAAAAAGATGGAAAGTAAATCTCTTAGAAATATTATGCTTAGGAGCGTGGTAAATATCGATGTTGCTGGCGTACCTTATCTTCAAGAAGAAAGAGGTATTGGTAACTTAATTCGTGTATTAGTACCTCTTAGCTCTAGTGCAGATAAAGGTGAAGGACTAATAGATCAAAAGTTATCTGGGGACTATTTAATCTATCAGCTTAGGCACGTCTTTACCAATGAAGGATCTCATACAGCTGCTATGAATATTGTGAAGGTGACGAACAGAGAAGGAATTGACGTATGACATTATCTATTCCAAAAGAGTTCTATGGTGATAATGTAAGATGGTTTATTGGTATAGTAGAAGATATTAGAGATCCTCTTAATCTCGGTCGTGTTCGGGTTCGTGTCTATGGTATCCATGACGCAGAATTAGAAAATGTTAACATTACTGATTTACCATGGGCATCAGTTGTTGTTCCTATTACTGATCCTGGTGTAGGTGAACTAAGTAATCCGTATGGAATACGTCCTGGTGCACAAGTATTTGGTATGTTTATGGACGGTAAGATTTCACAAATGCCACTTGTATTAGGATCCATTCCAAATCGACAGAATCTTACAGTAGAAAATAAATCAGAAGATACGGTATTTGTTCCTCTAGATAATCCTGATCATAGACTCCAAAAGGGTGCAAGAGAAGCTAAAATAGCAAAGAAGCCGATACCAATATTAAAAGGTGGTAACGAAGAAAAGGCATTTAACTTTCTTAAGTCTTTCTTTGAAAGTTGCGGATCCAGATATGCTGCTCAGAATGCTGCAGGATTTGTTGGTAACCTTTTACACGAATCAGGTGCTGGATTACCTCCTAGTTCACAAGAAAGAGGACCAATATCTGGTAGAGGCGGTTATGGTATAGCACAATGGACAGGACCAAGAAGAGTATTCTTTGAAAATAACTTTTGTACAAGTATCGAACCGCCAACAGCAGTTGACGATTTCGAAACCCAACTACAGTACATTGTATATGAATTAGAAAATACCCATAAGAATGTTTTAATAGGATTAAAGAAATCCTCAACGGTTGCTAAATCAACAGAGGTTATTTTTAAATATTATGAAACACCGGCAGTTGCAGTTGATTATATTAGACAGATAGATGATAAACCACCAAAATATCAAAAAGAATTATCTAGCTCAGAAGTAGTTGCAAGATATAATGATGAGCTAAACGAAAGAACAAAAGACGCAAGGCATGTATTTGATACTTACATGACAGGTTCACAGGCATGACGACAAATATTGCAGATCTAAACCGGGCGATGGAAAACGCCTTACGGTCTTTAAATTTCGAAGACACCTCAACTAATACAACAGCTGCAGCTAATAAGATTAGTGCTGCTGCCTCTACCACACTATTAACTGCTGGTGAAACAAAATCTGGACAAGAAACATTAACGTCTGATCTTGGTGCACTAGGAGCTGCATTATTAGATGCTGGTACACCGGTATTATCACAATTAGTTGAAGCTATGCCTGATTCCAGCAGCAGTGATCTTTCTTCTATTAGTGGCGTAAGTACTTCTAATCTATCGAACTCGTTTACTCATGTTGTTGCAGGTTCACCATCAACCGAGGGTGTAAAAGCACAACTAGAATCTGCTGCATCAAAGGTGAATAATACAATATCTAATTCAGATCTTCGTGGTGCAATGGAGGAAGTAGCTGAATCAGAATTTGTTGACGACGTTGCAGAAGTTGCTGAAAAAGTATATGATGAATTAGCAGATACAGTAACTACAGTAGGTACAGAATTTGTTAGAATCTTTGATGATGTTCTTGCTGGCGGTACTACTCTTGCCGGTGACGTTGCCGCTGGGTTATCTGCTGGTGCTTCTGAACCATTTTCTAGTAGTTCTACACAAAATATGATTAATACCCTTGACGCATCTCAACCTGTTGCATTTGCACAATTAGGATTAAGTGGAAATAATGCAATTGAAGTAACAGAACTATTATTTGATAATCGGATCGATTTGGCAACGGATAGAGCACAGGCAATACCAGGAAATAATAATCTATCAGAAGCAGAAATCCAAACAAGGTTAAGTAATATACCTATTCGTATTTCTGAACAAATTACACCACCAATAAGTACTAAAAATGTTACTACTTCGGTTTCAGCAACAACAGAACCATTTAATCCTACAGCAGCATCAGAAAAAGGTCCGGTAGTAGGTGAAGTAACATCCGTAAGAGATAATTTCCTTCAGAGCTCAGAAAGATCTCAACTTACATCTTGGACTACTGATAATGGAAGAAGTTCTTCTACACCAGCGTCATCACCATCACCAGATATTGAGAATACTATAATAAGTGGTTCTAGTCCAGGAAGAAGGATTCGTAGTTATCAAGAACTTAATCTTTCAATGAAAGGTATTAAGAGGGAAGTTACCGAGATGGTAATATATCAGAGATTTGCAAATGCAAATCCTCTTTCTTACTGGGACTTCGATGCTGAAATGAAATATCACGAAACTCTTTTCCGTCAAAGAGGCGGTAGTTTCTTACAGGAAATTGGTAAGCCTACTATGCACATATATGTTGATATGCAAGGAAATATGTTTGCAGGATCTCCTTTTCAGAGGGGAATAGAATTTGGAATTAGAGACAGACAAGATCTTACAATTAAAGTTATGTTCTTTTCTCTTCTATTTGGTCGTACAGACGAAGCTTTATCGCACTTTGTAAAAAGAGCAAAAGACGATAATATTGGATTTACCCCGCAGCAATCTTCAACACTAAAATCAATTGTAAAATCATATCATGAGACATTCCCGTATGGAAGACTTTTCTATGCAGATGTAGAAAGCGAAGATGGATATCCTGAATCTAATTCTATAACAAATTTAGGTTCTTCTACTGTATCTTCAATAGCAAGAAGCTATAATATTCAGAATTACGGCACATCAACAAAAGTTCTGACAAAATCTGAATTACAAGCTGCTGCAGTAGCAGCGGCAGGAGGTTAACTTGGCAAATAATTGGAATCCGGAAAATGAATTTGATACCTCTACAGATCTTGGTGGCGGATCATCTAAAAGTAAATTAGGATTTAAAGATCCTACCGGAGCATTTAATTTAATAAAAAATGCAGGATTAAGTAATGTTAGTCCTAAAGCTTTAAGTGGTGGCGAGACGGTAGATCTACAAGGTCATAACGGATTTGTCTATATTGATAACTTTGGTGAAGAAGCTGAAGCTACAAATAACTATCATATAAGAACTCCTGGTGGTCATGTTATAGAACGTAATGATACCAGTGGCCAGGAAAGAATTCTATTAAAACATAGTTCAGGTGATACACTTATTAATATGTGTCCTGCTGGTGAAATTATTATTAAATCAAAATCAAGAATTGATGTAGTAAATGGCGATCATTCTTTTACAGCTGAAAATGGAAAGCTTACTTATAAAGGTAATCTTGAACTAGAAGTAAAAGGCGACTTTACAGTTAATGTTGATGGTGAATATAGAGTTAATTCACAAGACAGAACAGAAACTGTTTACGGCCCTTTTAAGACTACAGTATACGGTAATAAATCTGATATTATTGAAGGCAATGTTGCTAGACAAGTAACTGGTATTACAACACAAACAAGTTTATCAGGATATAATAATATTGTAAAAGGACCTAGTCGACATGTAGTAGAAGGTGCTATGACGCATAATTCAAGCGAAAGTATTGATTTTACTGCAAATAACCAAATTGATATATCAACACAAACACTTAGGCAATCTGCTAAAACCCTCAATATATTTGGATCTACGGGTACTATTGGTGGTGAAAGTATTATATATTATGCTAAAAATTATTACGGAACTAGTGCACTATTTACTGCAGGTGTTGAAGCACCGTGTTTTATTGGTGATTTAACTGGTAAGGCTGATAATGCTAACCAAGCAGATTTTGCTACTACTGCTGGACAAGCACCTCTTGGCTCTGCTGGTTCACCTGGTTCTAATACACACGTTGCTAGAAATACTACTGCAACCGCAGAACCAACAGCAGCAAATGTTGGAAACTATTTAACAAAATATGGAATCAAAAAAGTAGCAGTAGATCCAAATAATATTATTTTAGGATATATTAATCTATCTACAAAGCAAGGGGGAGTAACGAATAGATCCTTAGATATTAAGGGCGTACGTATGCGTATGGCTGATCCAGCCCACCGAGCTAATTCTAAATTTACTGCATACAATATTGCACAAGGTACTCTATCTTCTGATCATATAAGAAAAACAGCAACTCAGGTCGGAAGAGTTAGAAGTGCTAAAAGGATAATTGTAAAAGGTAGCACCCCTATTGGTAATATCTCTCCAGAAGGTAGTGCAATTAGGCTTATACAAAATATTGCACCTGTACGTGATTTACTTCTTCCAGTAAGTCTACAGGCATCTATTTCTGGTGGTATTACTAGTTCAACACAACTAACAAAGAATATTAGGTTAGGTAGATTTTTATCCGCCGAAGGTTTTTCAGCTACCCTACCACAAATAGTTCAATCAGGTACTGACACCCAGCAGATTGCCAGAAACCTGGCTCACTTTGCTACTATTCTACAAACCTTTAATGATAATGTAGAAGACTTTTCCGGATTTGAATTATATGTCACTGAAGGTGTTTATATACCTTACAAAGATGAACAGTATACAACAGCCGGTCCGCTTGATATAGCAAGAGAGGGTAGAAGAATAGTTTTTGAGGTTCGTGATGAAAGTGGTATGGATCTAGAACAGACCTTTGAAGCCGCTACTTGGTTAGCAGCAAATACTGCCTTTGAAGAACTTACTCTGGATTATGATACGTATAATGGACCAAATAATTTGAATGCGCGCATCGTTATGACAATTAATAATATTCCTAGTACATTTATCCAGACATTTAATAAAAAAGTAAAAACTTCTTTTAATAATGAGATTCAGGCAACCAATGAAATAATGGAGATTCTTCCTTTATAATTGATATAAATAGATAAAAAGAGAAATAGAATGGCAATTGTAAGAAGATTATCAACAGATGACGCTAATTTAGAAGCATCATCCGTATTTGCAAATAGGGTCAAAAAGTATAAAGATATTGACCTTGCATTTGCAAATAAAGCTTCTGGTGAGATCTATAAAAAGTCAGATGCTGCTGCAGTAAAACAGGCAGTATCGAATCTGTTACAAACAAATCATTATGAAAAGCCATTTCAACCCTTTTTCGGAGGAAATTTAAGATACTATCTTTTTGAGCTTGCTGATGATAATGCAGCTTATGACGTTTACCAGAATGTTATTCGTGTTATTAATTTATATGAACCAAGAGCAAATGTTTTAGAAGTAGATGTTAATGCTCAACCGGATAGGAATTCTTTAGACGTCAAGGTTACATTTGAAATTGTTAACACAGGCGAAGTAGTAGTCGTATCAACAAATATTTCGAGGCTAAGATAATGGCAACAACAATTAGATCAACCTCTCTTGATTTTGAATCTATAAAAAATAATTTAAAAACTTATCTTATAAATCAAGATGAATTTACTGATTATAATTTTGAAGCTTCTGGGCTTTCGAATATACTTGACGTTCTTGCGTATAATACCCATATCAATGGTCTTACAGCAAACTTTGCACTGAATGAATCTTTTATTGGTACAGCACAACTACGTAGTTCACTAGTATCATTGGCTGAAGGTATAGGATATATTCCTTATTCACGTATACCTTCTTCTGGTATTATCAATCTTTCTCTAGATCTATCAGGCGTAGCTGGTCGTCCTGGAACAATTTCAATTGCTTCTGGTAAGACGTTTACTGCATCGGTTGATGATGTTACCTATACTTTCCAAACAAGAGAATCAATTTCAGCCCAAGATGATGGTAACGGATTATATAATTTTGTAGATGGTAATAATAATACTGCTATTAAGATTTATGAAGGAGCAGTTAATACTAAAACCTTTATAGCTGATGCGCCTACACAAAATGCAATTTATATTATTCCAGAATCTGCAATGGATACTTCAACTGCAGTAGTTCGCGTGTATGCTACTCCATCCTCATCTTCGTTTTCGACATATACTAATATTATTAATGCTACAACACTTTCAGCCTCTACTACCCTTTATATTTTAAAAGAAACACCAAATGGTTATTTCGAACTTTCATTTGGCGATGGAACAACATTCGGGGTAGCACCAGTAGCTGGCGCAAAGATAGAAGTTGAATATCTTATAAGTTCTGGACCGGCGGCAAACGAAGCTACTGGATTTGCTAGCGGTGTAGATTATAGTTTCGGTGGTACTGACTATGCCTTTTCCGTTACTACAGCATCAGCTTCATCTGGCGGTAGCTTAAAAGAATCTATGGAATCTATTAGAAAAAATGCTCCGTTCCAGTATGCTTCGCAGAATAGAATGGTTACAGCTGTAGATTATGCTACTCTTATACTTAGAAACTTCGGATCATATATTAGCGATATTAAAACATGGGGTGGTGAAGAAAACCTAGAAGCAAAATTCGGAACGGTATTCTGCTCAATTGTTTATAATAATGATGTTGATGCAGGAACTATTACTTCTCTCCAGACCCAAATAACGGATCTTACAAATCAGTTAGCAATACTTTCATTTGATATAGAATTTATTGATCCTGTTACAACATTTATTGAAACAGAAACCTTCTTCCAGTTTAATCCTAGATTGACGACTCTTTCCTCAAGTGCAGCTAGGTCATCAGTAGATAATCAAGTTTCACAATATTTTGCAACTAATATTGGAGATTTTGATCAGGCATTTAGAAGATCAAATATCTTAGCAGATATCGATGAAATCAGCCCCGCTATTCTTTCAAGTCGGATGAATGTTAGAATGCAGCAAAGAATTACGCCAACACTCGGTGCATTAAATTCAATTACGCTACGTTTTCCTCAAGATATTGCCCGTGAAGATGTTGAAACTTATACTATTAGTAGTTCACCATTTATATTCGAAGGTGAAAGCTGCGTATTAAGAAATAGACTATCATCAACAACATTAGAAATATTTTCAAATACCTCAGCTACTGTTTTAGTAGATAACGTCGGTCAATATAATGGTCCAAACGCAACGGTGGCCATCACCGGATTTAGACCCGAAAGTATTATTGGTGGTGTGAATTATATTAAAATAAAAGCTGTTCCAGCAAACCAGAGTGCTGTAGTACCAAATAGAGAAGAAATACTTACATACGATGCGAATGAATCATTCTCAAGGGCCGTTGTAACGAGTGCGACTAACTAATGACACATAGTACATTTACAGATAAAGATAATGGTAGAAGAAATCTTTCCTTGTTGGATCAAAGAGCCGTAGAAAAGGTTCTTCCTGAATATTATCGTGAAAGATATCCAAAGCTAATTACTTTCTTAGAAAAGTATTATGATTGGGCAGATTCCGATGTTTCGCCATCACACCATATATCAGATCTTTTTATAGCAAGAGATGTAGGCCAAACACCTGATGCTTTATTAGATTTCTTAGAAGACGAACTACTCCTCGGTCAAGAATACTTTGGTGGATTTTTGAATAAAAGAGCAGCAGCTAAGATATCTAATATTTTCTATAGATCTAAAGGTACAAAATATTCTATTCAACAATTTTTTAATGCTTTCTTTGGAATAGATGTTGATGTAGAATATACTAAATCCCAGAGATTTATTGTCGGGGAAAGTGAAATTGGATTTGACTCTCAAAAATTTCTTACTAATGCAGAACTATATCAAGTATTTGCTGTATTAATTAAATCGGAATTACCTCTATCAGAATGGAGAGATGTTTATAAACTATTTGTTCATCCTGCAGGTATGTATCTCGGTTCACAACTTCAAGTTGTAAGTGAGGCCGAAGCAACACTAAGTACAGATTCTGCACTCGATGCAGGTATTACCTTCGGTGCTATTACACTTGGTTCAGCATCTCTAGTAACAAGTGCAATTGCTGATACGACCGGTATCGTACTAATTGATTCTGCAGGTGGTGATAGACTTAGACAAGATAACAATGCAGAGCCAATTACGTTACAAACTGCATTTGATCTAGGATTAACAATAGGTCAGGTTGATAGCGCATATGATGATATCGGTGAACTTATGGATACTAATTCCTTTAGACTCGACGAAGATTCAGGTGACGCTTCAGTAATGACTATCGATAATACAATCGAACAAATGGATGAAGTAAATTACAAGTATTATGATAGTACCGCTTAAAATTTATATAAATAAAGTTAACAGTTTATTTGGATTAGCACATGACTAGACAAGTTATTAATACAGGCGCTACGGCGAATGATGGAACTGGCGATACTCTAAGAGTAGCTGCCACGAAGATCAATCAGAATTTCGTAGAATTATATCAGGCCTTCGGAAGCGATTCGAATTATATTACAACGGGTATTCTATTTGATAGTACCGGAATTATTTTCGAAGGTAGTACTGTTGACGCCTATGAAACATATTTAAGAGCAAGTAACCCGACAGCAGGCGACGTACTTATTACTATGCCTGATTCAAGCGGGGTATTAATTGTTGATTCTGCAGAACAAACCTTATCAAATAAAACATTACAAGATCCTAAACTAATACATCCTGATGTATATGATTCTGCTGGTGCACCATATTTCTATGCAATTGTACCAGGATCAGCGCAGACAATGCCTGGTAAAAACGTAAATATTAATTTACCAGTACTTTCAGATAGCGATACATTTGTTACAAATACTTCGACATCAACTTTGACAAATAAGACAATAACTAGTCCCGTTATAGACAATCCAATTGTACATGGTGGCATCAGGGATTCAGCAGGACTAGAATTAATTACATTTACAAGTACAGGATCAGCAGTTAATGAAATAAGAGTTACAAATTCTGCCACAGGTACTGGACCAATTCTTACAGTATCTGGTGATGATACAGATATTAATTTACAGTTAACCACAAAAGGTGCTGGAACAATTCTATTTAATGACCCGCAAAGACTTGCTAGTGAAACGCTTACAGGATCTGGTGCTATCAGTGTTGCTTTACCACTAACAATTATAAATTCTGGTGCAGGTACGGCTATGACTCTTGCTGATGGAACTGCAGCAGGTCATATGAAAAAAATGCTAAATATAGGTGCTGGTTCATCAACTGTTACACCAACTAACTTAGGAAACGGATCGACATTTACATTAAATCAATATGCTTCGATAGATGCTATTTGGCAGGGATCAAATTGGTATTTGGTAGGACTTGATTCATCTGGTGGACTTGGAAACAGAGTGATAGTGGCTTAAGAGGAAAAAATGGCAGCAGTAATTAATCAACCGGTAAAATTGTTATTAGCTCAGAAACTCCTAGCGGAAGATTCTGACAGTAACATGTATATTGCTATTGGGCGTAGTAATGATTGGGACAGTTCAGATACTGCTCCAAATCCTATTCCTACTGAAAGAGAAGAAAGAAATCTAAGACTTGCTATGCAATCTATGAAACAGGTTACCGCCTCTTCTTTGATAGTTCCTAGAAATGTTTGGGCATCCGGTGCAATTTATAGCGCATATAATGATAACCAAGAAGGTAATGAACCAGATCAGCCATATTATGTTATGACAGATGAAAATCAGATATATATCTGTTTACAACAGGCTAAAACGGACGCAGGCGTTTCTAAAATATCTACGGTCAAGCCAACTGGTACAGCACTTACACCTTTTGAAACAGCGGATGGATATATTTGGAAGTTTCTATATACAATTGATGCGCTGAACGCAGCAAAATTCGTAGCTGCTAATTTCCATTCTGTAGAATTCGTTGAAGACTCTGCTCTTTCAGGAGCATTATCAGCTACACAACTAGAACAACTAAGTGTTCAAAATAATGCCAATGATTCTCGTGAGGTACTTGGTGCAGTAATGACGAATAATGGATCAGGTTACGTTACAGCACCAGCTGTAACAGTTATAGGTGACGGATCAGATGCAAAGCTTCAAGCTACAGTAAATGGCGGACAAATATCAAAGCTAGAATTATTTGATTCTTCAGGTGTAATTACTACAGGTTCTGGTTATAATTACGCAGAAATTTCAATTGCACCACCACCTAGCGGTACACAGGCAACAGCACGAGCTATACTTGGTCCTAAATCTCCTGCCGGAAA